TCGCGATGGTAAAGTGCGTGTTTTGTTCGTTTTAGCATTGGGGGGGGTCTTTCTCTTTGTTAATGGGCCTAATCCTCTGCCCAGTCAGAAATATTCGGCTTTTGCTTTCGTTTCTTCATAGGGATGTTTTCCATTCATGGTTAATCACAGCCTCTCGTTAATTTTACGGCCAGAAGCTACACCTAGAAGGATGCAAGACACCTCTTCTAGAATGTCGATTAAACGGTCTAGCTTATCCTCTACACGATCCCGGCTCTCTAGGGTTAGATCGTAATACTCTTTTTTATAATCTTGTCGCATTGTACAGACTCCTTACCTGACGCTTGTGCAGTGTTTCTTCTTTCAGGGCTTCTTCCAGCCCCTTATAAAGCTCTACAGTTTCTTTATAAAAAAGCTCAAGTGTGCCTTCATAATTCCGCAGGAAGTGCTTTTCATCAGCCTTTGCCTCTAATTGTTTATCGCAAATGAAGCTCTGAACATCAAACAGCTCGTCAAGAGAATCTGCATCACATACGCGCTCTGCTAGCTCCTCAAAAAAATCCTTTACATCTTCGTTCATATCAATCTCGCCTTTTTGTTGTCGTTAGTATCTATTAAGCAGCCAAACGTACGCAGTATTAAAAATGAATGGAATTGGTTTACCAAATACGGAAAATCCCCATATTTTGGAACATCCCAAATTGCTGTGTTTTGTATCATGGCTTCAATCTTTCCCGATATTTAACAAAGCGGTATCGCCCATAACTTCTTGTGTAGCGCTGTAGAAAAAAACGCGATCGCACATCTCGGCGCCTTGCGCCTTGCCGGTAAGAAACGCAGCGGCGGCGGTTGTTGCGAATATGAGGACGAGTGTAGCAACAACCAGCGCTTTTCTTATGCGGCCATTGCCGCGTGTGCGGTATGTTTGGTATCTGTGAAATGTTGTCATTGTGTGCATCTCCTTTATTATCTAAGTATTGCATGATGCAATAGATCAATCAAGGGCTATTTTAAATTAATTTCTTTTTTACACAGATTACGTTACTCTTTGTTATGCTTAGATTTTCCGTGCCGTTGTTTGTAAATGTGTCCAAAAACAAGAAATTTATATTAAATCTGAATAACTACCGCAACGCACATCACCGGACTTTGGGCAATGCGAAGAATAACTTTTCTGAAATTGTTGAAGGGCTTCGTTTATACAATAAGCATCGCGGAGCAATGCAGACCCCGGCACGATTCCATTATGGCTATTTCCCTGCATCAAAGCGTAGTTATGACCGGGATAATATCCGCTCGATAATTGACAAGTTTTTAGGTGATGCTCTAATAAACTGCGGTATGCTGGCAGACGACAATTACAAGCTGTTAGGCAATTCTTTATTATATGCTTGCCCAGTTGATAGGCAAAACCCTCGTTTTGAGGTGATTGTTGAGGAAAACTGTTCACTTAATGACTCCTGGCCTCCTGCGCTCAAAGTTTGATCTTTTACCCATTATAATAAACTTTCTTGCTCTGGTTTTTTAGGCGGCTCAATAAATAAATCAGGTTGCTGATAGGCCTCCTCAATGCGCTTACAGGCAATGTCAAAATATTTTTCATCAAGCTCAATCCCTATAAATTTGCGGCCAAGCTTTGCGCTTATGAGTCACTGCACAACCTCCTTAGCCCTCACACCCGCAGGGCTAATTGCATGGCGCTCGCAAAACAGCTCAACCGCCTTGATAAGCGCCTGTTCTTTGGTAAATCCCTCAAGGCGCTCAGAGCCGCATAAATGAGGGCCATCGACGTATATGTGGTAAAGGGTCATTTTTGCTTACCAATCTTCTCAGCCCAAAGCCCGCGCACACCCTTAGGTGGTTGCGACCTTCCAGTCTCCCATCGCCACAGCGTTGTATAAGCAATGCCTAATTTACGCGCCATTTTCGCCATGGAAATACCAAGGGCTAAACGCTTTTCTTTAACTGTTGTTTTGAAATCGTTCATTTGTTTTCCTTAATGCGGTCAAGCCAGTCTGGTATTGGCTGCCCCGCTTCGTAATACTGAACAGTCCTCAGGGTTCTATTTAAAAACCTTGCCATTTGCTCTTGCGTAAACCCCTTAGACAAACGCCAAGCTATAAAGCTTTCTTTATCCATATTCTGCAAACTCTCCGTTTCTTCTTCTCATCACCCCATTAGCGTCAGCCCGGGGGGTTGTGAGTCTTCTGTTTCGGCTATCAAATAGCCTTTTATTTTCTTCTACAGCTTCCACTAAATAGCCGGATGTTTTTATCAGCTCGGCGGTAAGCTTTTCATAGTCTTTTTTCTTTATAATAATATAACCAAACATAGTTTTCTCCTTTTTGTTATACGAAAATTATTCGCGAATTGTCAAGCCACAATAGTCCGGCGCAGGTATTTTTATTCCTTGCGAATCTGCAAACGCCTGAATTTTGTTAATGTACTCAATAAATTCTAGTTTTTTCAGTTGCGCTGATGATTTTGCTTTTAAATATAGGTTTCCAAAAATGTCCTTCCCCTGGTCTGAGCCTATAAACTCTCTTTTAAACGATTCGTGCAGACCATCTATTGAATACCCTATTTCCTTAGAAATTATTCCGACAATTACCCAATAATATCTGTTTTGTGGGCGGGTTCTTTTTCTATCGGAGATCGTGACATCAAACTTTTCCAAAGGCATGTCGCTTATATACTGGATGCAGTTTTGCCTAACTTTCTCATTCTGTATGTGGAAAATCATTTCTGAATTTTGCTATCAACCGACAGCACTCCTCATGGTTGTTTGTGTTTTTGCATAACTCAAAACGGGATCTCGTCTTCAAGATCATCATTAAGGGATTTTGTGCTATTATCCCCACTTTTCAAATCATCAGAAGATTTGCCATCACCAAGCATTGTGATCTTGCCATCAAAGTTGCCTAAAACAATCTCGGTTGTGTACTTATCAGATCCAGAGCTATCCTGCCACTTACGTGTTTGCATTTTTCCCTGCACAAAAATTAGATCGCCTTTTTTAATGTAAGATTTAGTCAAATCAACAAGCCCTTTTGAAAAAACAATCACGCGCACCCATTCTGTTTTTTCTTGTTTTTGGCCTGATTTATCTTTCCATTTTTCATTACATGCAATCGTAAAGTTAGCAACCTGCCCGCCGGACTGCATTGTTCTTATTTCAGGATCCGCACCCAAACGGCCTATAAACTCACATTGATTATGCATAATTACCTCTCCTTTTGTTGAATTATTAAATCTGCAAAATTAATCTCCACATCGTCTGTAAACAAATCAAATGCTTCTTTTGTTATTTTGTCCATTTACCTTACCCCTGTCATTTTTTGGTGAATTTGCCTGACCATATCAACATCGCTTTTGCAGTAATCAGCAAGCTTGTCATGCTCACCATCTTTCCAGAGATCATAAACCATTGATCCGTCAATACCGTCTTTACCTTTTACGCCCATGGCTTTTGCAAGTTTATCCATGGATATGAAGTTTTTAGCGTCCCATTGCACCATCGTGTCGTATGGATTTAACTCCCAAGGTTTTGCAGCCCACGGCAGGCACGATGGGATTTTAACGCCCAAGATCATAGCTCTTTGTCTTAGTATCTTCATGTCAAAGCCATTGACGTTATGGCCTATAACTGTGGGGTATGACAGATCATCGCATAAATCAAAAAAGTTTCTTAAAATCACCTTTTCGTTTTTATGCCCCGGCGTGAGCACGCACTTAGCTTTGTCACCATCCACCGCCCAGCCAATCGCCACAATATGGCACATAGCACCGTCAAGCGATGTTTTTCTATAAGCGTCCTCTACAGCTTGAGGTTTTTTCTCATATATCCAGTTTTCTATAGATTCCGGCTTTTTAATATTGCCGGGCGGTGTGATTTTTTCCTCGATATACTCACGCACCCAAGGCTCTTGGGACGGTATGGTTTCAATGTCTAAATATAAATTATGCATTATTCACTACCATCTCAGCGCCACGGCTGTTATAAATATTAAGTAAAGCTTTGTGAGCGGTTTTCGAAGTTGACTCGATTTCTTTAAGGTCTTTCTCAAAGCCGCTCCAAACATAGTCGAGAACCTCAATTGTTTCGGATTCCTTCAATTGCTTGGCAATACTGTTAGCTTTTTTCTTTATTTCATCATCTCGGCTCATTGGCTTTGCGGTGTTTGATGCACTCCCATCATCGTCCTCAGCTGCCAGGTTAAGTAAAGACTGCATGTTATATCGCCGCGCGTATGTAATTGAGCTGCCAAATTCTTGCGGCTTGCTGCCAAAAAGCGGAAAGCTGGATTCTACAATTTCATCTGATAATTTATGCGTTAAAATCGTTTTTAGCTCCCAGCCGTTTTCTGTAAACCCACTGGATGATGATATAATAATGCCAAGCTCTGCAAGCCCCCCCTCTACAGCCTGTAGAATCTCCGGCAAGTCTGCATATTTGCTTTTAAAAAACGGATTTTCCTTACCCTTAACGATGGTGATTTTTTTCTTTTTAAATTCGCACAAAGCGTCTTTAAGCGGTGAAGTGGTTGTTTTTTCGGTCATGTTTATCTCCTTTTGTTAATGCATCATGCAATAATTTCGCGAAGCGGTCAAGCATTAAAATGAAAAATATTGCTTTTATTTTTTATTGCATTGTGTAATATAACTTGACATTGCTTGCAAAGCAAATACTATAGTCTGTGCTGGTGAAGGTTGATCCCCTCCGCAAGCGCAAAGGTTGCCACTACAACCCACTGTGGCCAGCTCTTTTTAATCTTAGTGGAGAATCAAAATGAAGCCATTGACTTGCACAGGCAAATAGAGTATCATTATGCAATGAGCAAAATTTGTACCTTCACCGAAACAGAAAACAAACTCGCCACCGCCCGGACATGGGCGAAGCGCATTGACGCTCTCTTGCAAAAGAAACAAAAGAAAAATCCTGCTTATAGCGAGGGGCAATTTTGTCGTGATTACGGTTTCGGATACGCTGCTTTCAACCGAAATAAAAATCTCCGCGTTGTGCCTACCCGCAAAATGGTTGACCGCATCGAGACGGCTTTAAAAAAAGAGCGCGTTTAAAATTCTCCCATACTCAATACTTCTGATTTTTGAGCCTTGACAAGTTGCGTAAATTGCAATTAACATTGCAATACGTTACAACACGGCAATAGGTTCCATGAAAAAACTTGAAAACAAAAAACTAAATTTCTCTGAAACAATCCAAACCTGGCGTCCAAGAATACGACAGGCTGGGAAAACAGAAGAAGCGGCGGCCAAGGAATCGGGATTACTGAAATCTCAACTTTCTCGTTATCTAAACCAAAGATATTCTCCCGGTCTAAAAAAATTTGAGCAATTCGAAAATTACCTGCGGGGGCTGGGCGTATGATTGACAAATTGTTCAGAATAGACTTTTACCCCAAGGATTGGCTTATTGACACGGCCAGGCTTACACCAGAAGAGCGCGGTATTTACATTCAAATTGTCTGTATGATTTACGCAAATCGCGGGCCGATAGAAAATGATGCTAAATGGATTGCTGGACAGTCAGGATGCTCCACCCGAAAAGCAAAAAAAATAATTTCAGAACTTTTTCAGAAGAAAATTCTCATCGAAAACGGCTCGAAAATCTCTCAGAAACGCGCCGAAAACGAGTTGGAAACCAAGCGAGAACATCTTGAAAACTCGTCGAAAGGTGGACAAAATAGTGCTGAAAAAAAACGCAAAAACAAAGAAAACAAAGACTTAGCCTCAAGTGGCACTACTTATCCACAACACACCCCAATAGCAACAGCAACAGTACCCCTATCCCCATCCCCAATAGTTGATGTTGTTAGCGCGGGCGCGAGGAAGCACGTTGAGGTCGGAAAGCAAATTTCAGAGATCACAGGCTGGGAAAATGATCCGAGATGGTTCGGTGATTATTCCCGCATCGAGGTTTGGTTGAAATCCGGATGGTGTCCTGAAAAAGATATAATCCCCACAGTCCAGCGGATAATGGCAGGAAGAACCGAACCGCCCGGATCAATGAAATATTTTGAAAAAGCAATCGCGGATTGCCACGTAGCCCGCACAACACCCGTCCCAAAAGGAGAAAATCATGGACAAAAGCTCACCAAATCTCAGCGGATCGACGCAGAACTTCGCGAGTTCCTGGAAAGACCACGAGATTGACACGCTGGGGAAAGCCCTGACTTTCTGCTTCAAAAATTCTGACCAGTACGGAACGGATTTGGATTTAAAAATGAGGCTGGAAGCCTTCAAGTTCACGCAGGAAGGCGACTTCAGCGTTGAGCAAATCCTTGGAGCCTTGAGAGTTCACATGAAAAAAACAACGCAAATGTTCAAACCGGCGCACGCCACGGCTATCCTTGACCCGGAACCTGCAAAAATCTCACAGACCGAGTTTATCCACGCGAAAAAACAGTGGGAACTGCAAGGGTTTTCGCCATTCAGCAAATACCAGGATGTGGTTAAGGGATTCGAGGCGCAGGAAGACGAAGGCCGCGCACCACGGAACGATCAGCCCCTTGCGCCACAGATTCAGGGCGTGGTGAACAAAGCGCTTGGTAAGCCCGACCAGCCGCTTTCACACGAAGAACTCCGAAAAAAAACCCGCGAAACCGGAAAAATGCCGTGGGACGGTATGGCTTGGGGGGAAATGGCCTCTGAGATACGCTCTGCCCTCTGGCATTTCTGCCGCTCTCTGCCGAGCGATGGGGTACGAAAAATTTATTGCAATACTTATGGAATAAACTTCGAGGTTTTGACCGCGTGGGCTGAAAACCCAGAAAGAAATGTCGCTTAAAATGCTCATAGCTGGCGCTGTGAATTTAATGGGTGCGTCAAATAGGTTTTTAGGCTTCGTAGTGTACCCCGGATTTTTCAGGCCACTCACGGAGCTTTAAAACGCAAATTATTAAACACTAATGTCATAGCCCGCACACTTCCGGCCCGCCGCCGAAGACGACGCAGGCAATAGCTATGCTCCAAAACAAAACGAAGAACAAAGAAACGCCAAGCGCTGCCCCCGCCCATAGCTTCCAGTCCATCCAGTAGTTTTTATCATTTCCCATTATGCTCTCCTCGCTTTCTCACAGTGCTTTTGTTGTGTTTGACGCGGTAAATCACAGCGCACCTATGCCGGACAGATAATCAAAGCGGCCACCGTCGTACGTGCATTTCTCGGCGCACCACTTGAGATTGATTTCTTCCCTAGTTTCTTCCCCAGTGTCCCAGACATGGGCGACCAGCGTGAAGGGTTCTTGGGACGATCCGTATTCGCCTTCCTCGGCGGCACACTCTTCCAGATAATCCTGCGCCGCCTTGATCGCGGCCTCCCGGCTTTCCGCTTCCGCAATGCAAGTGCCAAGTGTCAAATCGTGCTTCCGCTCAATCCAGCTCAAAGGCCGATGGATTGAATAAAAAGTTTTACCGTCATTTTTGTGTCCCATAATCAGATCCTTTCTGCGCCAGCAAAAAGCGCGTCACAATTTCGTTAAGCCGCTCAACTTCGCCTTCCTCGGTGTCAACGCAATAGGCTCCCGCATCATCATCCGTATCCACAAAATTGCCGCAGCGGCATATGTCGATGCTCATCATGGCTTCACCGTCATTGTAAAAGACTGCGCAGCGGCCAGCTTCGGAAGCCAGTGGTTTCGGTACTCCCATTGCACCGGCGCGCCGCCAGCGTCATAAATCCATTCGCCGAAACGGCGCAGGGCTTCGCGCATAGCTTCTTGCGTTTTCGGGGCCGCGCTTTCCGGCCAAACATGGCGCGATTCAAGCCCGGTATCGGATTTGATTTCGAAATGAATTTTTCCTTTAATCATCGTTTTATCCTCGTTATTATTATCGGTTAAATTAAAGTTTCTCGGCATTTTTTCTTCTCCAATATGTTAAAGGTTAATGTTCTACTATCTTCAATATATCGCGTTGCTCTGCACAAGTCAACACTATATTTTTTATTAAACCACATTAAAATTTATGATATCATCAAAGCGTGGCTCGCCGGACGCCCTGCCCCGGCAACCGAACCAACCCGGAACAGCCACCCCCGCCCCATCTCTTCCCGCCTAGACACCCACCAAAAAAGTCGGCGGGAACAGCTTTTGTAGACAATCGTATAATTTAATGGAGATGAGCGAACAGGTGAGGAATGGGAGTATATGAGGGACTATGAAAAATTTGTAATCACCGGGCAAAAAAAATGAGATACCTAAGGGGATTATAAGCTTGACCAAACCAAAGCAATCCCCTAATCTGAAACCAATCGAAAGCCTAAACGAGATTGGCGCTCGATTTTGTGTTTATCTGAGTACTTAACCCCGTTAGCTGAACACGGCGGGGTTCTTTTTTTGTTAACTATTTTGTGTTAGTTTGAATATAGCGGCTCAGAACCCAATCCCCCAGGCCGCTTCCCAAACTCATGCCCCTGCCTTTAATTAGGTGGGGGCGCTTTTTTGTGTTGATTGCCGCTTGGTTTGTTGTTAAGATATTAATCTAGGATTTGAAAAGGATTTAAATATGGGTACGATTACAGTTTATGAATTTGGGCAGACGGGGGTCCCAAATGCAAGAGGGCTTGGTGTTGCCGATCTTTCATCTCAAACGGCAAGAACGCAAGACGCAACCACATCAACTACAGCTGAAAGCATCGCTTTGAATGGCGGGACATCCGCCATAATCATCACAGCAGCAGAGGCGCATCGCGTTTCTATTGTGGATAGCACATGCGCGACAACATACATTCTTCTGCGTGACAACGGAGCCGGCGCATATGTTGGGGATTTTGGGACTAAGGGCGGAAAAACGCTCTATTATAGGTTAGACGCTTAAGTAATGATTGAAGTAATGGGCGGTATAGTGCTTGCTGTTATTGTTCTTCGTTTTATTAATTACTTGTTTGGTTAGGTTTTTATGGAATACTTCCTCTCAATAAAGAAGAAAACCAAAGATTTAATCCCATACGCCAACAATTCGCGCACTCATTCTGATAGCCAAATTAATCAAATAGCATCCAGCATTAAAGAATTTGGATTTACAAACCCCATTATCATTGATGAAGGTAACGGCATTATAGCTGGTCATGGTCGCGTTATGGAAACAAACAAGCTAAAGATTGATGAGATCGCAGTTGCGCGCGGTGCAAAGGTGGCGGCATGAGTACGAAAAAAAGAGGCCGAGGGCAACCTCCGCACAAACCAACAAAAGAGTCCACCGGCAAAGTCAGCGCCATGGCTGCTGTTGGTATTCCACAAGAAGACATCGCGAGGGTGATTGGAATTGATAAGAAAACTCTTACTAAGCATTACCGTGAGGTATTGGACACGTCCGCGACAAAAGCGGACGCAGCCGTTGGAGGCGCTTTGTATAAAAACGCACTGGGCGGCGATACCTCAGCGCAAATATGGTGGTCAAAAGCCCGCATGCGCTGGAAGGAAAGCAAGGAAGAGCAGCGCAGGTATGTTGACAAGGACGGAAACGATCTCCATGCTAAAGACAGAGAAATATTGAAAAATATGGGAATTAACATTGACTAAGGAGAAGACTATGACCGAAGAAGCTAAATTAGAAGAGCTGCCAATTCATGCATTGCGCAGCGCATTAAAAGACCAAAAGATTAAGTTTACCCCGAAGGATAAAAAGGTTGACTTAATTAAAATGCTTAGAAGCGGCGAAACGATTCATAAACCAAAAGAAATAAAGCGCGCGCCGATTTTGGGCGAGAACAAGCCGAAGAAAGCTCTTGCGATTGTTCCAAAGGAAATTAGGGAAGACCTGCTGGCGCTGGGCGCTCGTGGCCTAAAGTGGACAATTAACGAAGAGGCTGGCTGTATTAATTTTATGGCAAACATACCAACGTGTGCAAACCTTGATCAATCCGCAAAGAACATTCTTTTAACGGCAAAGTCTGCATTTGGCGGAAATCTTCCTGTTGAAACCGGCAGACCGGCTGGGGAGCCTGTTGAGTGGCGGTAACGCAGAAAGCATTCAATGCTTTGTGTCGACAAAATTTCTCGGTTTTTTTTCAAAGGGCGTGGCGCGAACTTGAGCCTTCCGATTATAAGCATAATTGGCACATTGACTGCATCGCCGCTCACTTAGAGGCTGTTGAGCGCGGTGAGATTAAGCGATTAATCATCAATGTTCCGCCAAGAACCGGAAAAACGTTGCTTGCAAACATTGCTTATCCAGCGTGGTTGATAGGCAGAAGCCCCGGAACTAGAGTTTTAGGCGTTTCTTACGCGCACAGGCTTTCTGAAAAAATTGCTTACAAACAGCGGCTTCTTATGGAGAGCGAATGGTACAAAAACCTTTTTATAAACGTTGACTTAGATCACAATCAATCACAAAAATCGTCATTTATGACCAAGCAAGGCGGAGGAAGGTTCAGCACATCTGTAGGCGGCACATTGACTGGTGAGGGCGGGAACTACCTTATTCTTGATGATCCAATGAACCCCGACGAGGCTCTTTCAGATATTAAGAGAATTAACGGGAATGATTGGGTTGATCAGGCTATATACTCAAGATTAAATGACCCGGCGGAAGACAAAATCGTTGTAATTATGCAGCGCCTGCATGATGCAGATACTACCGGGCATCTATTAAAAAAAGAGGGCTGGGTTATACTAAAGCTCCCGGCGGAAACCAAGAAAGAGATTGTCGTAAGTCTTGGAGATAAGGAATGGCGCTACACGGGGTTGCTGCAAGAAAACAGGTTAAGCCGCGATGTTTTAAATGAATTGCAGGAGAATATGGGAAATTACGCTTATGCAGGGCAATACCTGCAAGAGCCAGTACCGCTTGGTGGCGGTGAGTTTAAACAGGATTATGTAAATTATTATTTAAGCTCAGAATTAAACGTGCGCGGCATGAATATTTATATTACCGTTGATCCTGCCACATCAAAAAAGAAAACAAGTGACTATACAGCAATGTGTGTTTGGGCTTTAGGGGCTGATAATAATTATTATATTATTGATGGCCTTAAGGAGCGCCTTAATCCAACTGAGCGCATTAATAAGCTGTTTGATTTGCATAAGAAATGGAATGAAAAATCAGGCAAGCCGCCTAAGGTTGGCTATGAGCGCTATGGCATGATGAGTGATACGCATTATATTGAGCAAAAGCAAAAAGATGAAAGCTATCGTTTTCCGCTAAGGGAAATCCATTCGGGGATGCAAAAGGAGGAGCGCATACGCAGGCTTGTGCCACCTATGGAGCAGGGGAGAATATGGCTTCCTTCTGATTTATACTATAAAAATCACAAAGGCTTGCCTGTTAATTTCATGAGTGATATAGTCGAGCAGGAAATGCTTTTGTTTCCCTTCGCGGCTCATGATGACTTCTTGGACGCGATGTCTATGATTTTTGATGTGGGCGCTATTTTTCCTAAGTCTGGCAATATTGAGAGAAAAGTTAATTACGATTGGGGTCGCAGTGAGGTTAGCGTTTTAGACATATGATTTCCGATAAAGATTTAGTTAAACAATTTCAAAAACATTACGGCATTTCCAAAAGTGGCTGTAAAAACCAGTGGCGTCATATTCAAGAGTGTCAGGCGTTTTATGCTGGCGATTATATGAATTACAAAGAGGAGTACGCCTTTGGGCGCGGCTCCTCTCGGCGCGTAAAAGAGGTGCAGTTTAATCGCGTTAAGCCATACGTCAATAGCATGGTGGGTTTTGCAGCACAGATGCGTAGAAAGCCCGATTATCAGGCTGCGATGGAAAATCTTGAAGAGCAGCAGGCGCTCACTGATTACCTCAATGGGTATAGTGATTATATTCGCGACAATTGCAACGCTGTCCACATGGAGACGCTCCAGGACAAAGATTTATTTATTGGCGGTATTGGAATAACGGACACCGCTATTACGTTAAAAATGGGTGAGGCCACAAGAACGCCAAGCGGCGAGATTCTTGAGGATCGAGTTGATCCGCTCCACGCTGGCTGGGATCCCTCTGCCTCTATGCCAAATAAGCTTGATTCTAAGTGGGTATACCGCGCGAAGGATTACGACACAGAAGAGGCTATGGAGCTGCTTGATGCAGAAGAAGAGGATTTTGAATTTGTCAACCCTGACGATGATGTAAATAACTTTGAATTTAACCCATATGGCGGCATCCAAGATAAAATCGGTTTCGAATACGCGGATAGCAATCGTCAGCAGGTTCGCGTGTATTTTTACCAATGGTATGGGATTGAGAAGTTTTACAGAGCGCAAAACCCCCTATTAAAAACTAAATCCCCCGAGGTTTTTGAGGCTCTCGTACGGGCGCTTGAATCTGTTGGGCGTGAAACAGAAGACGAAATGTTTATGTTTGACCCAACTGCCGAAATGCTTATTATAACAAAAAGCAAGCGCAGCCAGGTCAAAGGCATATTCGATGCGTTTAATATCCCGTTTAATCCTATTACAGATAAGCGGCGTGTTTATTATACAGCAGCCCTGTCAGGCGACAAGGTTTTTCAAAAATATAAATCAGTAAGCCAGCAAGGTTTTAGCCTTAAGTTTAAGACCGGGGATTATGATTCAAAGAATAAAATACACACCGGCGTTGTCGCATCAATGCGAGACCCACAAAGATATTATAATAAATCACTGACAGAGCTTTTACTTATTATCGCGAGCAACGCACGAGGCGGCGTGATGTATGAAGAAAGCGCAGTCGATAACATCCAAGAATTTGAGGCGTCTTGGGCGATGTTTAATTCTGCAACGCGCGTGGCGGATGGAGCTATTAGTGGCGGCAAGATACAACCTAAAGCCCTCCCTCATTTAAACACCGGTTACGAGGGGATAGTCCAGGAATCTAGCCAAGCGCTGAGCAAGGTTACTGGCGTTGATGATAGCTTTTTTGGTGCGATTGCCGGTGGCAATGAGACCGCCATGCTTCAAAGGCAAAGAATTAAACAGGCGACAACAACGTTGGCATGTTATTTTGACGCTATCGAGCTTTACACAAAAGAGCAGGCGCGCATGATGCTGTCATTTATGCGTTTGCTTGCTGAAAGCTCAGAAGGGCAAATGTTCAGAACGTTTGATCCTAACGGCAAGGCTGTATTTGAAAGAATCAGCTTGGATTATTTTGTTGATGAATATGTTATTACAATTGGGGAAATGCCAGAAACACCCGCCCAAAAAGAGTATTACACCCAAACACTGATACAGATGGGGCAATCAATGCAAACCATTGGTGATCCGAGGTATACACAAATGTACGCGGCAGCTGTTGATCACATGCCACTTCCTGAGCGTGATAAGAATAAAATCAAACAGATTCTTGTTGGCGAGCAGCAAATAGACCCGCAGCTTGTTAAGCAAATGCAGGAAAAAATACAGCAGCTTGAAGGGGAGCAGTCGCAGCTCATTAGCTCTAAGATGATGGCCGATATACAAAAAACAAACGCCGACACACAGGAAAAAATAGTTAGCGCGCAGAAAAAGGCCGCTGAAATCGAAGGAGTCGGAGAGGATACGGAGAAGAAGGCTATAGAAAACGATATAATGGCCGCAAAGAATTATAGAGACGTAAACGTAACAATATAAAGGAGAGAAGACCATGGTAGACGCGATCAAAAAAGAACTAGAAGAAGCAGAGAACGAAGAGGCGGCAAAAAGCGAGCCTGAAGTCCAAGAGGACGAGGAAGCTCAAGAGGCATCATCTGAGGAGACCGATGAACCCAAAGAGCAGGAGGTTGATGAGGAAGAGAAAGAGCGGCTCGCTAAACAGGACGCATATCGTGAGCGCAAAAGAAAAGAAAAAGAGGGTGTCCAGCACAAAGCCCGTGACCATAAGGTTTCCGATGATACCAAAAAGCAAGAACTGCCAGATGATGAAATGGACGTTTTAAAGCGTACTGTCGCGCAGTACGGGGAGGTTGTCAAGGAGTATCGATATGAAAGTAATATTAAGCAAGCAGAAAAAGAGCTTATAGATCTTGAGAAGCCATTTAAAGAGGCTTTTCCCGACTATGACGACAAGGTTAATCAGGCTATTGAGCTAACAAAGTTGCGTCTTTTAGAGGATGGTGCGGACGAGTCTTACGCAAATGATTATTTAAAAAGAGAAAAGGTTTTGTTAGCAGACAGGGCGGCGGCACGGGGAGAAGACCCTGTAGAGGCTGTTTACAAAGAGGCTGAAAAGATTTTAAACGTGTTCGAAGCATACGCTGAAAAAAACGGATACACCAAAGGGCGCCCAAAGACAAAAATGCAGGCCTTAAAAGAAATGTCAAAACCTAATGCTATGACAGCAGGCGCAGGCCGGGGGGCTTCGGCAGCAAAGCAGACGTTTGATGAGCTTGGTGATGATGATTTAGAAGAAATACATAACACAACAATCTGGGATGTGAAATAATCCCGGGGCTGTTAAGCCCACTCAATAAAAAATAATTTGCGCTACTAAAAAAGTGTGATACATTGTATGTGCGCTAAATAGTTTGGCGCACGCCTATTTAGTGCCGCACACTTATAAAATGTAGAGCTTCGCAGCTTCCAATAGCAGAGGTTTCGCCAGTTACCCTTTAAAAAACTGAGGTTTTCCTGCTTTAAGGTTTGGCGTTAATTAATTTTAACACTAAAGGAAACATGTTATGTCTCAAACAACCATGTCTTCCGCCAACGATTCGGCCATTGCAAAATGGGAAAAGAAAACGTGGCTGGAAGCTTATCAGCAGTCTGCATTTGGAATGCTCGCCTCAACGGGCGCAATCTATGATGCATCTGCATATTTTCGTGGCGACAATGGTCGCGGCGACAACTTAACTTTCGACTATGTTGGCAAGCTTACACTTGTGCCTCTTGGCGAGGGATCAACTGCTTTTGGTAATGAGGAAGCGCTTGATATTGGAAGCCATAATATGGCGATCAACCTTACTCGTATTGCCGTATCCAATCCAAACAGCGGGTCAATTGAGCAACAAAGAACCAATATCAGTTTTGACGAAGTAACGGCTAATACTCAAGCAGGTCGAGCAGTTGAATTGCTTGATAGCTCTGTATTCCAGCAACTTGCTGGCGTTAATCCTACAGCTTTTACGTTAAACGGCACAAGCTACACCACAACAGCCGCGAAGCTTCAAGTGCAGGGTCACAACACTCCAACAGCACCAACTGCGAATAGGATTATCCGTTCTGGAGCAGCCGCTAGTGATCAGGCTTTAACAAGCGCTGATACATTTACGATGGACTTGCTAGATTTTGCATGTGAATCAATCACATCAAATGACCAGCCGCTTGCTCCATGCTCTGATGGCTATTTCAAGCTTTTCTTGCACCCATTTCAGGTAACTGACTTGAAGCAAGACAGTTCTGGTAAAATCCAGTGGTATCAAAACCAGCTTGCTGCTGAAAGTGGTGGGAAAGACAGTAAATTGGTTCTTCCTTATAGTGACAAGCCTATTGAGCTTGGAACTTACGGGCGGGTTAAGATTTACGAAGCCCCTAGAGTTGCACAAGGCGAAAACGGGTCTTCTGGCGCTGTTATCACCACCGTTCGCCGCGCAGTTATGGTTGGCCGTGACGCTCTATCTTTTGCTTCCCCATTTGGCGGCATTGGCGCAAGCGACAAAAATGTACCATTTAAAATGTACGCGCAGCTTAGTGACTATGATTATATCAAGGGTATGGATTTGCGTTCTATCTACGGTGTTAAGAAAATGTCACCGAGTAATGCTGAGGATATTGGCGCATTTGTTCTGTCAACTTACGCAGCAACTCACTCATAAGGAGAAAATGATATGACTACACCTACAATTTTACCAGCAGGATACGCAGGCGACAGCACTGACTTTAATAAAGTCAAGCGCGACACGTTTGGCGCAGTTCGGCAAGTATCAGGCGCTGTAACGGTTCCTAACAGCACAGCAGTCGGAGCGTTTGTCGGCCTTGTACCATTTCAGAAAGGTGCGCGGTTTATTATTAACGATAAATCTGTTCACATTACTGATATTGATGCAGGCACTGACTCAACGGTAAATCTAGGCATCGTCTACGATGACAACACTACTTTTACAAATGACGTTGACGCATTTGTTTCTGCTTCCACAGCAGGCCAAGCAGGAGGCTTTCTCGCGATTGATGAAGTCGAGGGCTTGACCTTGGTGACAGAAGGTAATGGCTGGCTCGCTCTTGAGAACGAGGCTAATATTACAGAAGCCGAGGGGACGGTAACGTTCACAGTCGGCGTTGTCTACGACTAGAGGTAAGACCATTGCATTCATGCGCGGTCTTCTCTAACAAACAGCAGGTAATGTGATGGCTAATTTGCAGCAGATCAGGGATAGAGTGGATAGGAAGTCGCAAGACCCTAACTCAACATCTCGGTCTGCTGCTACCGTCACGGAAGAAATAAACCGCGCTGTAAGATATTACAGTAATTATAGATTTTGGTTTAATGAGGCTTTAGAGACAATTACGCTGGTTGCTGATCAGCAGTTAATTCCTAATATACCAAGTGATATAAGCACAGAATTACAGGTTAATGGCCTTCTTTTGATAGATGACCAGGTTAAAGTTGATTTAATAAAACTCCATCCGGCTGATTTTTTTGAGAGAGATGATGATCAAACTGGCAGGCCATATTTTTACACATACAGGAATAATGAGTTTTTGCTTTTACCAACACCAGGCGAGGCTTACCCCGTAAAGCTTAGATATTTAAAAAGATATAATGACTTATCTGGCGATACGGACACAAATGATTTTACAGACAATGCAGAAGATTTGTTGATGCTTCACGCACTTAAAAATATATATGCGGAGGATAAAGAAGACCCTGAAAGGGGATCCGCATACGCAGAATTGGAGCGCTTAGAATTTAAGGCTTTAATGAAAAGAACGGACAGCCGCAACGGTTCTGGTTATTTAAAATCGCGGTCAATATTAGAAACAAACTACATATAGGAGTTAAAAATGGCATTAGTATCTGGAGACATTAAGCGGTATATTGCTGGACAAATTACAGCAAACGGGACAACAGAGGTCACAATTAATGTGCCAAACCTTGAGGCCAACAGCGTTGTTATCCCTGTTTTGAACACAATAGGCGGCACGCCAAACAATATTTATATTTTCAGTAAAGACGTATCGGCAAAAACAGTCGGATTTAAGTCTGCTGCATCAAACACATCTGTTTATGACATTGTTGTTTTTTCTTAAGTATGCTGGAAATAGCAAAAGATGGGGGCGGCAGGTGGTGCTATAATGGCACAGATTGTTATGTATTTTTTAATAAATCCGGCAAAAAAAGCGGAATTTTAAAAATGCAGCACGTGCCAGACCCATACAAAATATGGGAATCGAAGGCTCGCCAAGGTGGGTTTTTATTGGAAAATGGTGATGTAGACTATAGCAATGATTTTGTTATGAGCTTAAGGCCTTCGCAAGCCGTTTTTAAATTATGGGAGCATAAAAATGCCTAATTTGACGACTAATTTTGAATTTAATAAGCCTCTTGTTAATAATGCCACTGACGCGGATTTGTGGGGAGGCCAGTTAAATACAAATTGGGACAGCATAGATGTTGATCTTGCCCTTACAACATCGTCTAAAACAGCTGATTTTACAGTTTCCTCTGATGAGTTTAATTATGTTTATATAATTGATGCTTCGTCCAATACTGTCACGGCAACATTGCCGCCTGTGGCAAATGTGTTCAACGGGTTTGCTGTTCGATTTAAACCCATAGATGTAACGGAAGTTATAACAATTGATGGTGACGGGTCTGAAACTATCGGTGGTGAGACATCCGTGATTTTAGGGGCTATTGGACAGCCCCTTGATGTTGTGTCTGATGGCAGTAACTGGCTTGTTATAAAAAACCCAGCGGCCAGCCCTTCAGATGCGGCGGCGGGTACGTCTGTTTTATTTTCAATGACCCCAAAAAGCACAAAACAAGCTATCGAGGCATTTTCCCCGATAGTTCAGATAGTCTCAACAACAATTGCCGCAGCGTCTGGGACATCCACCATCCCAAAAGACAACACAGCGCCAGAAATTACAGAAGGAACGGAAATTGCATCAATCGCAATTACGCCCAGCAGTGATTCCAGTGATATAAAAATAGAGGCCAGCTTTACTCTTTCAAATGTTGGGGGGTTCGAGCAAGTTGTCTCCGTTTTCCGTGACACCACATGCATTGGTGTGTTTGAGAGGGGGGATAGAATTGCCGATAGAGCGTCCGTAGTTTCTGTTGATTTGATTGACAGCCCAGCGACAGATGTTGAGGTCACTTACACAATGCGAACAGGAAACGAATCAGGCGTAGAAACATGGTATGTTAACACAACATCTAGCGCTACATACGGCGGCGTAATGGCTAATTCAAGGTTAATTTTGTCTGAAATAAGGGGTTAAAAGCTATGTCTACGGATTTAGTGCCTCTTGAAATACTTCCTGGGGTTGAGCCTATATCTGATCGGCCAGGCACGACAACTAGGCACTATACGGAATCAAACCGAATACGTTTTGTTGATGGGTATCCTGAAAAAATAGGCGGATGGGAAACCTTAACGTTCGATAGCGACAATGCATTAATTGGAGCGTGCCGGTCTGTTTTTTCCTATATATTAAATAGCGCAGTGCGTCAGTTGCTGGGAACAAGCTCGCGGCTTTACGGTCTTTTTGGCACAGCGCTCACAAACATTACGCCGCTCGACACCACAACTATTGCGATAGCTGACTCACTTGACACATTTTATGGGACTTTGGCAAATGATCCCATTACAACAGTTGATGGGTCTACAACCCTCACAATAACAGACGCATCTCATAAATTTTTAGCTGGAGACACGGTGACACTAAGCGGCTCTTCCGCCGTTAATGGCGTCCCCGCAGTTGAGATTAATACACCGCTGTTTGTGCGCTCTATTGCGGATGATTCGTACACTGTTATTATTAACACTCCCGCGACAAGCGCAGGCTCTGGCGGCGGGGCGAGCGTTGTGCGCGCAAGCGGCATCATTACAGCAACAGACACCGCGCATGGGCAATCTGACGGAGATAGGGTTAAAATCACAGGCGCAGCCACAACCGGGGGCATCACAGACGCTCAAATAAACCTAGAATTTATTATTCGTAATGTGCAGACTAACACATTTGATATATCGACATCTGGGACAGCGACCAGCGCTGTATCAGGTGGGGGGGGGGCTTCCACAGAATACCAGCAACAAATTGATCCGGGGCTGGCGAACACGATTTCTGGCCAAGGGTACGGTTTGGGCTTATACGGTATCGGGCTTTATGGGGTCTCGAAAGTTTCACAAAGCACTACGCCTGCAAGACTTTGGAGCCACGCGCGCTTTGGTAATTTAACAATAAGCGCGCACAATGACCAAAGTGACGTTTATCAATGGGGCGGCGTGAGAGCCGCAGCGCCTGTAAAGGTGGCCAATTCACCGCCGGCCAATTATGTTTTTGTATCGAATAATATTTGCGTTGTTTTAGGATATGACGTAGCAGCGGCGGAGGAGAATGACAGCGCAATATCTTGGTGCGATCAAGGCGGCTTGACGAATTGGACAACCGGGCAGTCAGGGAGCGATGTTATCGAAGGCGCTGGCAAGTTTATCACCCATGCCTCGGCGAGAGGCGAAAACTTATTATTCACAGGAAGTCAAACATATATTTTTAGGTATATAGGAGGCCAATTTATTTGGCAAATAGCCCAGCTAGACGCAGGCGTTGGCATTATTTCGCAAAATGCACGTGCAAGCGCTTCCGGTGTTGTTTTTTGGATGGATAACGGCAATTTTTTTATGTGGCGCGGCGCAGGGGCTGAGGTTATACCAAGCAACTCCTCTACTGAATCAACAATACTTAGATATGTTTTTGATGATATTAACTTTTCACAAAAAGAGAAAATCTGCGCGTGGTACAATAAAGACTTTCGAGAAATATGGTGGCACTACCCCTCGGCTGATTCAAATGAGCCTGACCGTGTGGCAAGGGTGAACATAGATACGTTTACTTGGGCTTATGATGAGCTGGGCAGAACGGCAGCCGAATATCCGTCCATACTTGGTCAAAACCCTATCCTTTGTGACACATCAAATTTTCTAAACCTGCATGAGAACGGCTTGAACGATGATGGCAACGGAATGTCATGGATGCTTAGAACCAATCAAATATATGGTGGCACAGACACAACCCATTTGTCCGCTTTTGTGCCTGATCAAACTTTAACCGGAGAGATCAATGTAAATATAAAAACTAAAAATTATCCGTCATCTTCGCGCATTTTCAGTAATGATTATGTCGTTACCCCAACGACAGAGCGCGTTTCTACAGATTTAGCGGGTCGATATTGGCAATTCACGCTTTCAGGAAGTGATGTTGGGCAACAGTTAAAATTGGGGCAATGGCATCAAGAAGTTAAGAGGTCATCACCGAAATGAGGGATAAATATAAAATATTGTCATTCCCAAAGGTTGACAACGAAAAAAGCGCTATTGTTGCCGTCAACAGCCTTGCTTTATGGGTTGTGGACGCGGCGAGAGCGCGCGAGATTGACTTACAGGACTACCGCAATCAAGTCGCGGATAATCCAAAGATATACCCGCAGCCGTCATCATCGTCTGATTTATTCGGAACCGAAAAAATCGGCGATGTTGCATACGGAACAGACACAGGCACAGGCACAGAATACGCATATTTTATTGTTGACAACGCAGGGACGCTTCAATGGCAGAGAGTAGCTCTAGGCACGTTTTAAGAGTGTTTAATAAAGATGATTATGAGGAGTATTGTAAGTGGTGGGGTGAGGATAAGCCGCCGCCAATCTCAAGCCTTCCCCCTTTAGGTCTGGTTTGTGGTGACATGCTGGCGGCGGGGTTTTTGGGCAATACAGACGCCGATTTTGCTATAATAGCGTTTTGGATGAATAACATTAATAACACAAAAAAGGATAATTATATGTCATTAGAAAAAATCATGAAAGGGCTTTGTGATCTAGCCCGATTGATCGGAAAAAACAATGTCTTTTTCTACACCACAAAACGTAGTATGATACGGATGTTAGAGAAGCTTGGTTTTGTGAACCATGATGGTCACTTAATATTGGAGCTTTAGAATGAAACAGTTTTTTGGTGGCAGTGAGTCACAGCAACAGAATCAGTCAAGTTCATCTTCTGGATTTGGCGCTCTTCCTGGCGATATACAGAACCAATACAAAGACTTGCTGGGCAGGGTTCAGGGCGTGTTTAGTAACCCTGACCAGTACTTTGCGCCGATGGGGTTGACCGCAGAGGAAGGCTCTGCGCGTGATTTGATTAACCAGTTTCAAGATCCTGATGCTTACAGAAAAAGTATTGAAACGTTTCTTAATCCGTTTCGAGGTATTATTACGGATGACATTAATCAGCAATTTGAAGCGCCGCAAAGCGCGTTAAAATCAAGGGCAAGTGAGGCGGGGGCTTTTGGCTCCAGTCGTCAAAGGCAAGGCGAGGCAGACCTTGAGGGAGAAAGATTTAACGCTATTGCGCGAGCTATGTCTCAACAATATGGCCAAGCAGTAAATCAAAGACAGCAAACAATCAGCGACCTGCTAGGCTTTGGCGGCCTTGAGCGCGGCGTTGATTTCGCGCAGCGGCAGGCACTGCCAAACGCCCTTAATTTTGGATCTAACATTTTCTCACGTCTGCTTAATGCCTCCAGCTCGGCTAGCAGCGGAAGCAGTAGTATGGATAATTACGGAGACGGTGTATTTGGTTCATTGTTTCCCAACGGCCTGACGCCCGGAGGCGGGGGGTAGTTATGGGGTCATTAACAGGTTTTTTAGGGGCTATTGGCGGTGATGGGAGCTACTTTGACAGGCTTAACGACAGGGTTGACCCCGGAAGAGTCGAGCGCCGTGAAGAGTTAAAATTACGCCAGCAGCAGCGCGCGCAGCAAATAGAAGCACAAAAGCGGTTTGAAAAGACTTTGGGGACAATAAGCCCACAGCTATCTGAGCGCCTTGGTCTTCCGCTAGAGGCTTTGCAAATCGCAAGAAACCCTCAGGAGCTACAAATTCTTGGGCAGCTTTCACAATTAATGCAAGCACCGCAACCAAAAATCATGACAGTCGATGGCGCTCTAGTTCGAGTAAACCCAGATGGCACGGCTGTGCCGATTTATGAGGGGGCGAGTGATTTTGATGAAAACCTAAGCATACTTGGTAAGCTGAATGAATTACCGCCAGAACAGCAAGAGCTTTATGCCAAAAACTTTGGCAAGGGCGGGACAACCGTAAATGTTGGTGGTCAAGACATGTCTCCGTTTGAAGAGGAATCGCAAAAATCAGAGGCCAAAAGCTTTGTTTCTCAAAGGGAAAAATTGCAAACAGAGGCCGTTGATTTATTAACGCAGGCGCAGGGTTCGCAGCAAGCTTTGGAGATATTAAAACGAAGCCCTGATATTGACATTAGCCCCACAGCCCCGATCTCCACAGGAATAAAAGAGTTGGTTGCGCCATTTCTTACGCCAGAGGAGTTAGATGCTGTTGCTGATTATCGCCAACTTGAAAGCCAGTTAATTAGAAATAGGTTTGACGTAACTAAGGTTTTAAAGGGAGCGATTACAGAGCAAGAGCAGGCGGCGGCGCAACAGGTTGCAGGTAGCGCAACAGGGACTCAGCAAGGGTTGACGCAGACATTGATAAATAATATAGCGTTCTCAACCTTGCAAGCAGACGAGAAGGAGCGGCGAGCCGAATATATTCGCGAAGTCGGAAGGAACTACAGCCCTAGAAAGTTTAGAGATTATTATAAAGACTTAGGAGAAAAGGGCGCAAGGCCAACTCTTGACAGCATTTTAGGCGAGCTTGGGAAATCTTATAACACAGGTTCGCAGAAGCCAAAAATAACACCCGAGCAGGCTGCAGCAGAGCTGCGGCGCAGGAAGGGTCAATAATGGCCGATTTAAGCCAGTACAGTGACAGTCAGTTGGAGGCTATTGCGGCGCTTGCTGATTATTCTGAAAAAGATTTAGAAGAAATTGCCTCCCAAAATAACCCTCAGCAGCCCGGTTTTATAGAAAGAACAGGAAAGGCTTGGGTTGGTAGGGGCAGGGAGATGGGCGATTCCGTGGCGGCGAATATAGCAGGCAAGCAATCCTTTCCAGAAACAGCTTATCAATTAGGGGGGCAGTCACTTTTAGCGACTGGCGATCTTTTGGGTAACGCAGCTGTCTCTGCTTACAGGACTTTGCCAGATCAAGCGCGTGGTTTACTTGAAAGCGCGGGCGGCGGTGTTGTGGAAGCGGCGGGGTCTCTACCATCATACGGCGGCGGCACTCTTGGAGAGAATATCCCGCGTGAGGTTTCATTTTTAATGAATAGTTATGAGCAAAATGTTCCAGAGCGGGCGAAAAGAAATTTAGAATCTTCTTTGGGATATTTAGGTGCTTTTCCGCCAGAAAAAGTTCTAGGGTTGTTGGCAGCCCCTGCGCGCGCAACAAGCAGCGGCTTTAAGCAGGTGGGAAAAGCTATAGCCAGCGCTATTCCTAAACCGGAGAAAATAACATCGGCAATGCTTCGAAAAGAATCTGGTAAATTTTACAACCTTAGTCGAAAAGCTGGGGGTGTTTTTTCTGTAAATAAAGTCAGCACCATAATTGATGAAATAAAGGGTTCTGTGAGAAAAACAGGAGAAACTCTCCCCCGCCGTGCAAGGGCAAAATTAATAAAATTAAAAGACAAAGAGGGTGTTATTCGTGAAGCCCAAGGGCTTTTTGAGGCATTGCGCGGAGAAACGCTTGATTTGCAAGGGTTCGAGGAAATAGACAAGGCGCTTGGATCTTTAGCCAACAAGTCTGTTGATAAGTTTGGGAACGTTGATGAGGCTGGGCAAAAAATACTGGAAATGCAATCTATTTTAAGAGATGGGGTTGATTCCGTTGCGGCAAAAGATTTGATTGGCGGCAGGGAAGGCCTTGACGCATACAAGAAAGCTAAAGACCTTTGGAGAAAAAGCTCTAAAATCAGAGATATACAAAACCTCGCCGCAAGAGCTATGGCAACCCAAATTCCAGTCAATAGCTTGCGAGGTGGTTTAAAAAGATTTCTTGCGGATCCCAAAAAAACAAGAGGATTCAGCGCAGAAGAGATTGCATCATTAGAAAAGATCGCTGAGACCGGCGCAATGGAAGAGTTAACCGGATTTTTAACCGGCAGGTTAACAAGCAGGATAGCGGCTGGGTCGGGGGATTTTCTAACTGGCGGGGCTTTAGCCATGGCTGGCGATCCTGTGCGAAGGGTGCTCTCAAATAGAATGCTAGGGAAATTAGACGACAGCATAGGGCTTATTGCTCGCGGCGCTCCTGCTCCAAAATTAGGCGCAATTGAATCATTAGCGCAAGGGGCTAGAAAAAGCAGCTCTGTGTTTAATCGTACAGGCGATGTCATAAATAGTGTGTACGGGGGGCGCGGAAGCACTCTCGGAGCCTTGGGAATACTGCAGGGCAAAGAGTGATTTTTTGCAAAGTCAACATAAATAAAAGGCATAAACATTGTTAATTCATAGCGCACTCATAACTGTAAGCTCTCTAATAGGCGGCGTGCTTTACCGTATGCGCGGCGGCTGGCCAGATTTGCCGCGTCCGATTGAGCAAGCTCTGTTCTGCTTACCAATTTTATATGTAAGCCTCGGAACCGTGCCTGTATTCAGCGCTGCGCTTGTTTACGGCCTGTCTGTTATTGTTACGCTCAAAGGACACGGGCACACGATGAATTACTCCACACCCGTGGATTTGAGCAAACTTGAATGGTACGAATATTTCACAGAAAAGCTGATCGGCAAGATCCCTGATTATTGGTACAAAGTTATCGCGCATTCGTTCGGCGGCTTACTTATCACCGCACCTTTATTGTTCTCAGCGCCCCACCTGTTTTGGGTTGGCGGATTGCAAGGGCTGGCGTATATGATCGGCTGGCTCATGCATCCCAACTATGAGGACGGTAAAATCAAATTGCGCCTTGGAAAATTCACGCTGGACAGCGCCACCTCATGGGGCGAGTTTTTAACCGGCGCGCTTATTTGGGGCTTTTTGATGGGGGGCGTGAATGTTGGATAATGTGGCACAGATAGCAAATAGGCTTGACCGTTTCGAGCGGTATTTAGATGAGATCCGCACTGCCCTTGTGCAAATGGCTAAGACGGAGGAGCGGGTGTCAATTATTCTTGAGCAAAATACGGAGCTGTTCAAGCGCACAAACCAGATCATGGCCCGGCTTGCTGAGGTTGAGAAAATCAATGCAACGCAGGGACAATCTTTAAGCTTCTTTGAGCGGTTTGGCTGGTTACTTGTTACAGCAGCAGCGGGCGTTGTAGGGTGGATGTTTAAATGAAAAAACTGGGAACAGCAGCCGCCGCCGCAATCGCCATAGCCACCGGGATTATCGGCGTGCAGGAAGGCGTAAAGACAAAGCCATACCGCGATATCGGCGGGGTCATGACTGTGTGTTACGGCGAAACTAAAGTTGAAATGCGTGAGTACACCCTTGAGGAATGTGATGCAATGCTGGCCAAGCGTGTGCCGGATTACTATCACTCAGCCATAAAGCACGTAAAGGTTGATATCCCCATCACAATGAGGGCGGCGGTTACAAGCTTTAATTACAATGTAGGCGAGGGGAATTTTAAATCATCCACGATGCTTAAAAAGATTAATGCTGGCGATCTTTGGGGTGCGTGCTCCGAGCTGGATAGATGGGCGTACGTAGGGCGAATGTGGGTACAAGGTCTGGCAAACCGCAGGGCTGACGAAAAACGCCTGTGCGTGGCTGAATTGCCAAGGAGAGGAAATGTTTAATTTAATATCAAACTTCCTCGCAAGCCGAATGCTTTCAGTTGTTTTAATCGGCGCTGTTGGCGCTTTGGTTGTTTTTATTAGAAGCGGCGGGTATCAGGCGTGTCTGAAAGATCAGCTCGTATCCGTGGCAACCTCTATACAAGGGAACATTCAACATGAAAAAGAGATTATACGCCTTGATAATAGCGATCTTAAGCGCCGGTATTGTAAGTGGATGCGAGACAGTGAAGACGAGTGTTTGCAAGCCGATATACCCCTCCGCGCAAGACCAAATGACGCGGGGAACAATGCAGCAAATAGTGGTAAATAACGAGAATTTGGAATGATATTAACAACGTCATTAATAAACGGCCTAACCACAAGCCTTACAGGGGGTGGATACGCAAACCCTATGCGCGGCTTCTCAAACACGATCAACTACACAGAATTTGCGAGAGAGGAGAAATATAATTTTGTTGCGACTAATCTTCCCGATTATATAAATGCAACCGTGGGCGATATTAATATAGCGCAGCCCGACACCGTGGATTCCCCTTTGTACGACGCTACGGCTGGCTCGCAGGGCGGATGGGAAGCGCAGGACAACACCGATTGTGTGCGCTACGAAGCTGATTTTACGGCGGATTCTTCCATGACTTTCGGCCTGTCCATCTTTTTCCCGCTGGGCTCGACCCCGGGCATTCAGAACTTTTTCTGGGCTTTAGGAGATTCAACCACGCCAAACGTCAATGACGCGCTTATGATGACAGCCAGCGGGATAATCGAATACGTAAAAAACGAGGCGGGCGTGGCGGTAAACCTCACGGACCCCGGGTATCAAGGTAATTTTAACGTCGTCATACGCTATAATAGCACTAAAACGGTTGATATTTTCGTAAACAATATTTTGAATAAATTCAGCTTCGACCCTAACGATGGGTTCGCCTCGCGGGTGCGGCTGTGGCTGTTAGATGCGGCACAAGATAGAACATATCCCGGAACCGTTTTGAATGAGAATTATCATTCATCCGATGCAAAAACCGATGCGGAGGTGAAGGCAATGCTGCGCCACTTCCAGAAGCATTACCCTATTTTGAATAATGTCGCAAACTTGGTCACGCTGGACGGATCAACATTAACCGATACCGGCGCTAACATCTTAACAACTACAGGAGCTTAAAAAATGGACAAGGAATTTCCAACATACACGACAACCCGCGAAGGTCTTGCGGCGATACCAGCAACGCACGGCGTGCGCCGGACATGGAACTTGCTTCCGCCAACTGAGCGGACCGACCTTGTCGGTCAATTCACTACGCCGGGCGGCGGGACGGGCACAGCGGTGCAAACCGTCACGGCGGACGCAAACGGCGTTCGGACTTCTTCAGTTGTGGCTTCATGCGGGACATCCGGGCGTGCAATTTGGTCGAGGACTTTAACTCTAACCCCCAAAACTTGGTACGCGTTTTCATTTAATGTTACCGCGAAATCAGCAACACTCGGCGCTGGGAACGCGTTTTACTTGACAAGCACAGCGCTCATCGATCGCGGCGATCCGGTGGTATCAAACGATGACATCGATGCGGGCGGCGTGGGGCGGTATTGTGTGACATTCTATACGGAAGCGGGCGGAGATATTTTACCTCGTCTCGGTGTGGGCACGTTTTCAGCAAAGGCAAACGATTCCCTTACTATTCAAGATATTCAGCTAGAAGTCATTGACCCGGCGAACGGTTTTATTTGCAGCGAATATGTATTCCCCAGCATGTCCGGCGCGTTTGATTATTACGCAAATTTGATGATTGATGAGAATAAAAAAGTTACAGAAAGTGCGAACGATAAGAAATATTTTCGCATCCCAGACTATTCAAATATTCTTGCTCTTGGCGATAGCAGATCGGACGAAGTGAATGACGCGGCGAACTCATTGAACTACGCTCTCGGCGGCTTCGGAAATGTGCAGATACATGCACGCGGCGGTTGGAGCACAGGCAATCTTTTATCGTACGATGAGACAATCAACACGAATGATTACGAATACAGGCTATCTAAGGCGCTGGATGGTGAGCTTTTGAAGCGGGTTTTTTCAACGGGTGGCGATGAGGGGATGAGTACGAATCAGGGCGTGCCCTTTAATACCCTTTTGCTTAATAATCTGGGCGTCAATGACGTGCAGGCCTCGGGGTATGATGAAGATACAACCATGGCCAACATCAACACAATCTGCCAAGCGGCGCTTGTTCGCGGTATGAAAATTATAATCACGGATAATAACCCATGGAACGCAAGCGGCACGTGGTCATCCGAAGATGGGGCAGCTCTTAAAGCGCTAGACAAGCGCTTGATGAACTACGCTCATGACAATGGTCATTTGTTTGTAAGCATTCGCGATGCCCTTGCTGACAGCTCAGACCCTGATAAGCTTTCGGATGGCGCGGACGAATCTCCAGACATGTCACAGGATGGTTTGCATCCAGACTCTCTGGGCGCGATGACCGCCGCAACCGTGATTGCAAATAAAATCCTCGATATCTTAAACATTCAAAAGGTGAGAATCCCCCTTCAAACAACGCTTCAGGATGTTTCAACAATTAGCGAGGCGTACCTAATCGCACCCTGTGATGGACGAATTACATACATCGGCGGGATTTTAGGCGGGGCAATCGGTACAGCAAACGTCACCTTAACCGCCTCAATTGACGGAACGGCGATCACTGGCGGGGCGCTTACTTTCCCGTTTTCCAGTTCAGCGGCAGGGGACAAGGCCTTTGCGTATCCCTATGATGAATTTGACTGCGTTGTGCAGCTCGGAGATGTTATTAAGATAGCGACAAACGGGGCAAGCAGCAACACCGTCTCAGCGCCGATCATGGTTGTAATTGAGCCATTCTTTAAGCACCGTGGTATCGGGCTTTAAAGGTGGGCGTAAAGGCGATCAAAACCCTGATTGATTATAAAGGCCAGCTGGTCGAGGCTTGGCTGGAAGTGGTTGATGATAGCGATCCGGACTATGTTTTATGCTATCAGGACGAGGTTGAGACATATTATAACATTGACCGGCGCGATGTTGTGCAGGAGTACATTGAAGGCCAGCCGTGATCGGCTACCTTATACCGGCAAGCAAGTCTTCCACAAAATTCTCTAAGGTATCTGTACGGCAGTTTTTCACTACATCGCAGAGGTTACGGCCTGAGCTTTCTGGTTGAATAAGGGTGGTGATTAAATAAGCTTCAAACATAGCATTGGTTTTCTTTCTCTTTGTTAAGGGCGGGGCTGCTCTGCATCCCGCAGAATATCGACCGTGAACAGTGCGTGAAAATGTGAACAAGTTGTAATAAAATCAAGAGCATGGTTTCGGTTATCAGGTGCCGGGGCCGAACATGCAGAGCGCCGTCTATGGCCTGAATATCCAGCCCGTGTGCCTTGATTTCGGTTAAGAGTATGCCTGCCTCCATCAAAATACCTCCGTATCCGTAACACCGTTGTAATCAAGGTTTTCTGCGGGTTTCAGGCTATTTTTATCCGTAACAATCTGTTCTGTGTTACGGCTAGGAATCTTGCCGCTTATGTAAGTTTCGTCCATTTCCACAATCCCTGCCAGCAGCTTGCCATCGTCAATCATTGCGGCCCTGATACGGTGCATCATGCTCCATACGGTAGGGCGGCGCATTTCAAGGTTACGAGCTGCTTGCATGGCAGACAGCCCCTTCTTGGCCGAAAACATGAGAGCTATAAGCAAGAACCATCTTTGCAGATCAACATGGCTGTTGTGGAAGATCGTCCCCACGGTCCCGGAAAACGACTTGCGGCACAAGCTACATTGCCAACGCGAACGTTGCTCTTTTTCCGCTTTGCGGGACACCTTTTCGCTTTTGCAATACGGGCAACAAGGTGAATCAGCCCAGCGCATTTGTTCAAGGTGATTAAGGCAGGATTCCTTTGTCGGGAAACGGCGATAAATACTTACAATACTGGTCATTATACACTCTCCTCACAAAAAATTCCGCACTCAAAACTCATGTTTTTCATGGGCCTTCCCTTTGTTTTCGGGTCTAATTCATCAAGAAAAAGCCGTTCACCCTTAACGCGGACAAGCCTTGCGCCTATATCCCGCGATTGTTTTGCGCGCTCATCAAAAACGGCGGGGTGCATTTTACGGACATGGTTCCAATATGTAGGAGAAGTAGCCTTAACACATCCAATGCAGTTTGCATTTGGATACCCTAATCTGTATATTTCGGGCAATTCAATGCCAGCGTCTTTAACTATTTGGAAACACTGCGCTTTTGTAATACCCTCGTCAATCAACACAGGGATTAAGTTGCTTCTTTCGCCGAGAATGAAATTATCGCTTCGCTTTTTTTCTTCAAAAGTAAAGCCTAATACGTGCCAATCAGCATGGTTACTTAGCTCCCATTGCTTTCGCGCCATTTTCTTTAATTCAATAGTGCATGGCGCACCTTGCGGCCCCGACATGAAGCGCCGCTTTTCCCAAACATCTACGCAAGAACCGGCTGGGTATTTATCGTTAATGGCAAATTCCACAGGAACGCCAAGCCACGCCTCCACATCACGCAAGAAACGCATATTGTCGGAGTGCTCTTCTTTGATGGGGTTATTTACTACCCGAATTTTTGCAATTTTACCGTATTTTTCAATGGTTTTCTTCGCCGCTACTGCGCTGGCAGCGCCGCAAGAAAACCATACGGCTATTGTTTCGCCTTCTTTAACCATAACTTAACTCATTTGTTGGTGTTTATATTACCAACTTACTAAAACTACACATATTTGTCAAGCCTTAAACCGTACAACTCCGTTTCTTTCTCTTTGTTAATGGGCCTAATCCTCTGCCCAGTCAGAAATATTCGGCTTTTGCTTTCGTTTCTTCATAGGGATTTCTTTGTCCAGATTACCGCTCAGCCCGGAGCAATCACCGATCAGCCCGGTGCAATTACCGCTCAGCCCGGAGCAATCACCGCTCAGCTCGGAGCAATCACCTCTCAGCCCGGAGCAATTACCGATCAGCTCGGTGCAATTACCGATCAGCCCGGAGCAATCACCGATCAGCTCGGTGCAATTACCGATCAGCCCGGAGCAATTACCGATCAGCTCGGTGCAATTACCTCTCAGCCCGGTGCAATCACCGCTCAGCCCGGTGCAATTACCGATCAGCCCGGTGCAATTACCGCTCAGCCCGGAGCAATCACCGCTCAGCCCGGTGCAATCACCGCTCAGCCCGGTGCAATCACCTCTCAGCCCGGTGCAATTACCGCTCAGCCCGGAGCAGTCACCCCACAGCCCGGTGCAATCACCGGTCATCTTAGAGTGGGGCGCAGGGACTTTTACCGTGCCCTCGCGATGGTAAAG